CCCTGGGAGGGGGCAGCTCCTGCCCCCTCCTTTCCGCGGCCGATTCTGGTGCGGATCGGCACCACGGTTCCGCGTTCAGCTTCAGCCACAAATGCGAGGAAGTAGCTTGATGATGTGGTCTGTCCGCGGGCGTTGCAGCGGTCGCGTCGCACGATCAACTGGTCTGCCTCGAGACTGCGCAGCGTGTTGCGGACAGTGCGTTCGCTGAACGCCGTGCATGCCATCAGGGTGGCGACCGCTGGCCAGCACTCGTGATCCTGGTTGGCATAATTTCCCAACACGACCATCAGAGCCTTTTGCGTGGGGCTGCCGACTGGCGACGCGAAGGCCGCTTTAATCCCCTCGATACTCACGATTTGATACCCGACGCATTGAAAGCACTGAGGTATTCGAGTATGTATGCATCCATGGTGGCGACTTCCTCTCGCTGCTGAGGCCGGGTCGAGCGCTGGACACGCTCCCCGGCCGGCCTTTTTTATACCCTAATCGAATCCAGTCAACGCGACAGCCTACGCACTCTGATCGACAAAATGTGTCGTCTCTGCCTCCCACCGTAGTCGAACGATCTGCGGTCGTCCTCCGCGCATCTTCTCGATGATGCACTCGGCTTTGCCTGCCAGTCGGGCTTTCTGCTCATCATAGTCCCGCACCCGCGACTGCCATGCAGCCAGGTTCTCGCCGGCTTTCTGCTCGGGGGCGTCTTTCGCCAGGTAGTATTCGGGACGGTACATGAATGCCACCGAGTCAGCGTCCTGCTCAATGTCTCCTGATTGGCGCAGGTCGGAGAGCCCAGGACGCTTGTCGTCGCGCGTCTCGACGCCGCGGTTCAGCTGGGCCAGCGCCAGCACCGGACAACGCAGATCCTTCGCCAGCTTCTTCAGGCCGCGGCTGATTTCACCAACGGCTTGCGTGGCCCCGTTGCCGCGCCGTGCGCCCTCCGGATCGTGCGCGATGATGTGCAAGTGGTCGATCAGGATTAGCGACAGGCTGCCGAACTTTCGATGCATCTCCCGCGCGCGAATGGCAATCTGCGCCATGTTGAGAGACGGCGTCTCGTCGATCTCCAGCGGCAGGTCGTTGAGATCCTCGCGCGCCATCGCCAGCGACGATCGATGGTGTCGGTGCTCGCCTCGCTGCAAAAGGTCAGCAGGTATCCCACCGAAAGCGGCCAGAGCGCGCTCTCCCAGCTCGGCAGCACCCATCTCCAGCGACTGCATGAACACGCCGCCCGCCGCCTCGCCGTTCCTGCACGCCAGCGCCGCATGGATGGCGATCTGCCACCCCAGCGCGCTTTTTCCCATGGCAGGTCGGGCGGCCAGAATATGCAGCGTGCCCGGCAGCATCCCGTTGTAGACCCGATCGAGGCTTGGAAACCCCGTCTGGGTGCCGCCGCGGCCGCGCCCCGTGGCTGCTCGATCCGCCATGGCAATCGCCATGTCCATCGCCGCGTTCATGCTGATCGTCGGCTGCCGCTGCGACGGCGTCAGCGCAGTCGCGTCCATCGCCTTCATCGCCTGATCGAGCACTGCATCGACGCCAATGGCGCGGTCGAAAGCGCCGTTCACCAGCTGCTCGCCCGCGTGGATCATCTCGCGTCGCGCCCAATCGTCAGCGATCGCGCGCGCATAGTCACGGGCGTTGATGATGCCGACCATGGCCGACAGCAGCTGCGCGATGTAGGCGCTGCCGCCCACTTCCTCCAGCACCGGACTGTCGGCGAAGTGCCTTGCAAGCAGCACCGCGTCGGGAATGCCACCGGATGCGACGAGCCGACCCATCGCCGTGTAGATCGCCTGGTGGACCGGGTCGGCAAAATGCTCGGCCTGGAGGAATTCAGCGACCGCGTAATAGGTTTTGCTGTTCGCCATGATGGCGCCAAGCAGCGCCTGCTCAGCCCGCAAATTGGTGGGCGGTTGGCGCTGCGACAGCCCGAGCAGCGCGACAGTCATCGTGGCCTGCTCGCCGCCAGCGCCGCCAGGTCGGCCAGCGAGCGCATCGCGCAGCAGGTGCCGTGGAGCTCCTGAAGCACGTCGCCGGAATCGGGTCGGGTCGCCAGCCATGCCGTCCATGCGCCGATCATCGCCGTGCGCTGGCGCTGGAGGTCGGCGTAGGGATCTGGTAGCTCCCTGACTTGCAGCCGCAGTACATGCACGTTATCGGCCACAATGCCCTCCTGTTTCAGCCGCACGATAGTTTACTGACCGGCGCGGTTCTATAGGTTTTTTAGGCCCGTGGCGATCGCGCATATAGCGCAGCCATCTGCCGCGCAGTGGATGCAAACACCTCGGCTTCCATTTCCGCGTCGTCGCGCGAGGGCCGGGCCAGAGCGATCCAGCGGCGGAACGCCGCCAGGTGCAGCTCTCGGGCAGCAACGACATCGGCAGCAGCGCGTTGCGCCGCTCCAGGATCAGGGAAAGCCACCACGACACCGTTGGTCATCGAAATCTCCGCGATCAAGCCCGCAATGCTTCGCTCACACGAGTTGGTTCCACTGGCGGCGACTCAGCACGAAGCGTCGGGAAAATTCCCAGATCACGCACGCGTCGCCCTCGTTGTCGTCGCGTACGTGCCAGCCCTTGCCAGCGCACCACGCCATCGCCGCCGACTTGGCGTTGCGCCGCGCCGATCCTTTGATGACGCGCCTATGGTCATCACGCTCCGCGAACCCGCCGCGGCCAAGCACGCCTTTGCGGGCCGTGCCTTCCGGGATCTCGCGCACCAGCACTTCCATGCGCACACCAGAGGACTCGGCGTGCGCGGCCAATCCCAGGCCCAGGCGAGCGGTCGTTTGCATCTTGGCGTAGGGCAGCGCGTAGACGATCAGCGACGGCCGGGACAGCGCGATGAAGTCCTCGAGCTTGTTTTGCAGATCGACCCAGGACTCGCCCATGTTGGCGATGCCGCCGTTGATGTGCCATCGCCCGATCAGGGGAGCAGTCGCGCCCACAGCGCCATAGGCGTAGCCCGTGGTCAGCGAGAGATCGAGCGCCAGAATGCCCCCCTGATCGCTCATGTCAGAACGCCGGCCGACCCGAGACGACATCGTCTTCGTGCAGATCATCAGCCGCCTTCAGCGCCGCTTTGCGCTCCTTGGGAGTCATGGTCGGCCGCGTGCCCAGCCGGCCGCGCTTCGCCTTGCCCATCGGCACCACGTTGCTGGTGTCGATGCTCTCGTTAACGTCGGCGGTCGCATCCGGCAGTGACGAGGCAGCGTCGTCACCCTGCTGCGCATCATCCGTGGTGCGCGTCTCGTCAGCTTTGGTGCGCGTCTCGGACGCCGGGTTGCGCGCGCGCCGCGTCTGTTGCTTCGGCGGCTTGGCGCTGAGTGTCGACATGACCTCCTCGGCCTGGCCCCGATTCCAGCCACGCGACCAGGCCGCGTGGACGAATGTGGCCAGCTCGTGCGGATTTATGTCGCCGCGCTCGCGCGCCTTGCCAGAGCGAAACCCGTTTTCTTCGGCCAATTGCTCGGCGAACATGCCCGTGGCTTCCGCGGTCGGCATCTGGTCGTCGGTGCCACCGAACAAGTCAGGCTGCTTGAGCCCCACATTGGCGTTGGTCCATTCTGCGTAGCGGAACAGATTTCGCATGTGCAGCCCCGCCTGGTCTTCCTCCACCTTGACCAGCTTTTCGAGCACGTTCAGAGCGAACGTGTCGACGCCGCCGTCCTTCATCCGCTTGAGCGCGGTGCGGTAGTTGGACACCGCCGTTTCCATCGGCGTTCGCGCTTGGCGGAGCTCGCGATAGAGCCGGAGGAACGTGCTGGGATCGAGCCCACCAATTTCGTTTTGATCGAGACGCTGGGCCATGAGGCCTCCTGTTGATGGCGGCGCGCAGCCGCCGGTGAGATTACAATTTCGTGATCGGACGATCGTCCGACCCGTAGAGGTCCGGCCGCAGCGTATGACGCGGAATCGCCCATTTCTCGGAAATTACGTCGATCGCCTTCTGCGGGACGCGCACCCAGAGAGACACAGCTCCTACCGTCACGCCAGCGATGCGCGCCAGCGCGCCCAGCGATCTGGCTGAGTCGATTGCCTGCGCCAGACCGGGATCGGATCTGACTTTCTTCGGCCTGCCGCCAAGGTTTTTCATGTTCTCCATCGTGTCGGTTGTCTGTCGATCGCCGCCATGCGCCATGGAATTTACCCTTCGACCTTTTTAAGTTTCCCACTTGCGCTTGGTTTTATAGGCACGCTATCGTGCGCATATCAACCCCGGATGCCGAACATGCGACACGTCAATTTCCGCGCTCTACTGCCCAATTTTGCTCGTCGCGCTGCGGCTAGAATCGTGCAGCTGCTGGTAGGCGTGCTGCTCGGGGGCATCACGATTGCGGCATCGCTGGCGCTGGGATTGGGTTGATGGCCCACGACCGAACCCAGCCGCCGCGTCGTGTCGACCAGCCCGAACCGGGTTGCTTCAAGATGCGGCTGGTCCGCAGCGGTCCGTGGGTGGCAGCGACCATCCAGTGCAATGCGGACGGGCAATGGAGCGCTACCATCGACGGCAAGCGCGGGGACAGTCACGCTGATCCAGCGCAGGCAGATGGTGTATTTCGCGTCTGGCACTACGGATCGAGGATCGCGGGCAGCGAGCATGACTACCTTGTCGAGCTCGCGGTCTGGGCGCGCATTCATGCGCCCGACAGCCCCGAGGCCAACCCCACGCGTGCGATCAACGTCCACGCGCTACCCCCAGCATTCTGATCGGAGAGGAGAACCATGCCCCAAATCAACTCGGAAATTCTGGAGCGCATTACGCAGCGCACTGGACTGATGAACGCGATGCTCGCGCGGCTGAGGGAAGTGAATGTGCAGATCGCTGCAATCGCGTCTCATCCCCTTCTGGACATCCATGTGATCGTTGTACCCACAAGCGGGCCCCAATTCCCCATGCGTGTCCCGGTCGCTGTGCTGCGCGCGCTGGCTGAGACAAATGCGGATGCGCTGTCGCGCGACATCAGTGCGCATTCCGGCGTGCCGCTCGACTGGATACCGGACACGCCATCGACCGGCGTTGCCGCGGCCGCTTCACCCAACTCCGAAGGGACTCCCTCCGATGTCTGACTCCAACGCGTCTGCGCGCGGTCACAATTCCTCTGAACTCGACTTGAGCTTGGCCCTGGACGCCGACCTGCTACTGGCAGACCTGCGCGCCGACACGACGGCGCTGGCGACGCGCACCACCGAACTGGGCGCCGCGTTCGCGCGGTTCCGCGATGCCAACGCAGATGGCATCCCGAACGACGCGGTGCTGGCCAAGGCGGGCGACTTCGTGCGCCAGCTGAGCGCGCACATCACGGCAGTCGACGCGCGCCGCACCAACATCAAGGGGCCGGTGCTGGCCGCACAGCGCGCCATTGATGGGTTCTTCAAAGCGAACCTGGCTGAGCCGATCGAGAGCGCCAAGGTCGCGGTGACGCGCAGCATCGAGGCCTACCAGCGCCAGCGCCGCGAGGAAGCCGCGCAGCTGGCCCGCGAGGCAGCGGCGCTCCAGCGCGCTGAGCAGGCACGCCTCGCCATCGAGGCGCAGCGCCTGGCGGCGGAGGCAGAGCGCCAGGACAGCGCAGCCCTGATGGATGCAGCGCTGGAGGTTGAATCCCGCGCCACCGCCGCGGCAGCGCCGGTCGTGACAGCACCCCCTGCTCCCGTGCGGTCCGACTACGGCACCACCGTCGGCACGCGCGTTGGGCCCTGGAAGGTCCGGGTCACCAACATCGCCTTGGTGCCGGTGCAGTACCTCGTGATCAACGATGCGGTGCTGATCGCCACGGCCAAGACCAACGAGCTGATCGCCGCTGGCGAGCAGCCGATCCCCGGCGTCGAATTCTACCGCGAGACACGCGCCGCCATCCGTTAACCGCGCGCCCAGCGCCACCAGGAGCCACCCATGAACAAGTCGACGGAACCCACGCCGCCGCAGCAGCCGACCAGGATCAGCGCCATGCGGCTGTCCGATGCGAAGACCATCGGCGACGCACTGCAGACCGCGCAATTCCAGCGCGCTGTCGCCGATGCTGCGCCCTCGCACATGACCAGCCAGCGCCTGATGGCCACGTTCAGGCAGGCGGCGCGGAACAACCCCGCTTTCAGCCAGTGCAACCTGATGAGCGTGCTCGGCGTCTTCATGACCTGCACATTCCTCGGCCTGGAGCCGAACACGCCGCTTGGGCACGCCTACATGATCCCGTTCGCAAAGAAGCGGTACGACAAGGCGAGCCGCACCCTGGTCGATGACGGCTACGACCTGCAACTGATCATCGGCTACCAGGGATATCTTGACCTGGCTTACCGCAACCCGCGGGTGAGCAGCATCGCGGCACATGCGGTGTTCGATGGCGACGTCTTCAGCTTCGAGTACGGCTCGAACGAGCATTTGCAGCACCGACCCAAGGGGCTGAGCGCAGAGGGCGACCTTCCGCAATATTTCTACATGTTCGCCAAGCTGCAGGGCGGCCAAGCCTTCGAGGTGTTGCCGACGAGCCGGGTCATGCAAATCCGCAACGGCAGCCAAGGCTACCGCGCTGCGCTCGCAGGCAAGGACAAGGCGGTGGAGAAGGGCTGGAAGATCCCAGCCAGCTTCACGGAGGCGCCGTGGGTGAAGCATTTCATCCCGATGGGCCAGAAGACAGCGCTGCGCCACGGCTACAAGTGGCTGCCGAAGACGGTCGAGATGGCAGCGGTCACCCGCCTGGAGGACGCGCAAGACAAGGCGCTGCTCGATTTCGGGCCGGTGTTGGAGGGATCCGTCAATCCCCTGGAGGAAGACCTGCCGCCGCTGTACGAGTCGCACGCCGATCCCGGCGCGGCGTTCGGCGAGCGCAGCCAGGGAGACGACGGGGGCGGCGCAGGTGACTTGCCGCCTATGCAGGGCGAAGTGATACAC